TCATAGAAGGCAGGGTGAAGGTTAGTCATTACGAAGCTCGGGCCAAGTCTTATCTAGCACCATAATTGCAATGGCACTGTAGTTCAGCAGATCTATGAAGGAGTCTCTGAGTGATTCGTTGGATGGGTGTACTTTAGAGTCGACCAAATTATTGATTCGAGCAACCTTGTCCCACATTCGCACGCGGAGTCCGTTGAGTGGTCCACCTGGAGAGTGAGCGACATTCTTTGGACCGTAATCGTGATGTTTGCGGATGAGCAGATTCCCTGCTGAGTCGAGGACTCTCCAAACATTTGCAATAAACTCATCATCTACTTCCTTATTGGCTGAGGCTTGCAGGTTATCGTCCCAACCTTGTAATCTATCGAGACTATTATCATCCCCATATCCATCAATAATCTGGCTGCCTCTTCCAAGTCTTTTTTCTTGCTCATTCATCGCACTCCTCCTAGTAGTTGATTCAAAGCGTCAGGTCCTTCTGCCAGATATAGTTCATTGATGTCCATATTAGGTGGTAATGATACTATTTGTCCGTTTGTAAGTTCTCCAGCGACACGCCGAGCAAACTCAGCGCCTGGATTAGAACCATCTTCCTTGACGTCATTGTCTCCGACAATATAAACCGTGTCGAAACCGGTGAACAATCTTGCAAAGTGTGGCTTCCAAGCTGTCACACCTGGCACACCAACTGCTGGTATGTTGCATAGCCCTGATAGAACTATTGCATCTAACTCACCTTCACATACAACGATAGAAGGTACATCAAGTGTTACATCTGAAACATTATAGAGATGACTCTTCTGACCTAGCGGTGATCCATACTTAGGCTTGCCATCATCAAGACGGCGGAACTTAAAGCCAACGCAATGACCTAAGACTGTTATGTATGGGATTGATAGCCACCCCTCGTGCATCTCGTGACCAGGTGCGGCATCAGTGATAGTGCCAAGCATAAACTGCCTAGCTATATCTTCAGATATCCCACGTCCTTCTAGGTATTGCACGGCCTCTGCGCTTAGATTCTGTGCGTAATGTTGCGCCGACTCCAGCAAGGATTTCATTTGCCCGCTCGACTGCATCTTTGAAACCTATCCCTTCCTTCTCCATTATTACATCTACTGCTGTGCCACCTTTACCGCAAGTGTGACAGAAATATAAATTGCCATAGGTATCTATGACTGCACTACGTCTTGTGTCATTGTGTATACAACAACGAACTGAGACGTTGCGCCCTTCTCTTACTTCCCCTCCGTAGAACCTGACGATATCTATTATGGAGATTGTACTTGTATCAACGGAGCCTTTTCGTTTGCCTTTACGACCCACCCTGGACCAATCTTGTGATGGCATCCGCAATCTCCTTCGCATAAGTCGTGCAGTTCTTCAGCTTTATCTAGGTTGTTGTATGAATTGAAATCACCAGCAACCTTGCAACTGTCGCAGATCATTTATCTTCTTTCTTCTCTTCCTTCGGTTTGATTATCTCTGTTGATGTTATCTCGCCTTGTGGTGTTGGCATTGTTCTATCCTCTATCCATTGGTCTAGGTTCTGTATTACCCAGGCATCTTCGATGCCTTTGTTCTTACGTTTGACTATAACGAAGGCCAGCGGAGTGACGGAGATTCCTCTAGCCTTCGCATAGTTTCTTGCTTCAACCCGCGCTTCATCCCAAAAGGCGGGCAAGTCTATCTTCTTACGGTTCTTGCATTCCAAAATGTAGGTCTGACCTGCGACTACAGTGACGATATCACCTTCATCTGATGAGCCAGCTTTAGCCAAACGCTCGGCAAAATGTCCTAGTTTGCGTAGATATTTCATCACATCTGTCTCAAACTTTGAGCCTTTGACCTTGTTGTAACTACTCATCCCTGACTCCAAGTACCACCTGTGACCAGCCAGCAGAGTAAACCTTATTGATTATCTTGTATCCACCTTGAGCAATCAAAGCGTCATAGCCAGAAGGATCCCAAGCCCATAGATGAAACTCGTAGTGGCTCTTGTCGCTCTCGTTATATGGACTGCTTGCTATCAGATACTTAGATGGTAACTCTCTTACAACTTTGTGTGGGTCTGTCATATGCTCTAGCACTTCAGTCATAATAGCTATGTCTGCATATTCAATATCATCAGAATTAAAGTCTGTAAGCCTTGCATCTACGCCACGCACCTTGGTTGCGTGTTCAATATTCTTTGGCATCAAATCATAACCCCAAGCCTTGACTTCAGTAAACTTTAATAGCTGAAGTAAGCCACCATCACCGCAACCTAAATCAACTGCCGTCTTAGCGCCAAGTCCGTGTGCCTGACGTACCATTTCAGCAGCAACTAATATGCGTTCCTTGTGACCAACCTCTTCAAGATGGTGCGCTGCTTCTCTATCTTCATACCATTTTGCAGTAGTAAACTCGGAAGTATCTCCGTCAAATAACTTCCATTCCATTAGAGGATTCCCTTTACCGCTCTATCAATTCCCTCTTCTAAAGTTATCTTCGGAGTGTAGAACGAAAGCATCTTACTGTTGTCAGATACTCGGTGCATACAACCGACTGGCTTCTCTGGTCTAGTAACTATCTCACCTTGATATCCGACTGCATCCATAGACATCTTTGCTAACTCTAAGAATGATGTTGACCTGCCCCATCCAAGATTAACTGGACCGATAGGTTCACTCTCTAACGCTGTCATAACAGCATTGACAATATCTTCGATATGAATAAAGTCTCTTGTCTGTGTGCCTGGACCCCATACTTCAAATGGATCTGCCTTATCTAAAGCTCGCTTGACATACATCGGGAATGGATAGTTCAAGTCTTGGTCTGTGCCATATCCGCTGAATGGTCTGAAGACATAGACATTATCTACAAAGGATGCAAGGTATTCTCCAACTAACTTGCTAAGTCCGTATGTCATATCAGGCTGGTCCATATGTTCCCAAGAACACATACCTTCAGATAGTCTGACGTTGCGTGCTTCTGTTTGGAATCCAATCGGATAAGCAGCACTGCTTGAGAAGTAGACTACCTTCTTAGGTTTGGTTCTCATACACCATTGAAAGAATGCAGAATCAATACTGAAGTTATCAGCTACAGCAAGAGGCCTGCCTTCAATAGTTTCTCTGCCACCTACAATAGCGGCAAGATGAATAACTAAATCAACCTGTCTATCCCAATGCTTGAAAAAGAATCGGCAGTCATCTGTGTTGCCCTTCTTATCAACACCGATGATATTCCATTCCTTGTTATCTAACTTCTTCCAGAAGTATCTACCTACAAAGCCTTTATCTCCGGTGATAATTACTTGCTTCATTTGCTTACCGCCATCAGTACTCTGATTGCATCATCCTTCAGATGAGTCTCAGCATAATCCTTGAATGCCAAAGCATCGTGGCTAGATACATCCGATGAGTTAACCTCTTGATACTGTGCATCTACCTTAGATTTACCTGCCATATAGTGCATATGCTCGATGATTACATCACCCTTGTAGTCAAGACAGCCAAGGACCTGACCAAATACTTTCCAGAAGTTATCCATAAATAGATGAATCAACTTCGGCGGAGCCATAAAGCCAAGCTCTTTAATTATGTTGGTAGACATCATTACCATTGTAGGTAGGTTCTCACCTTGGAATAGGTCGTTACCATATGAGATACCGAAGCCTCTGTTTTTGATTGTCTCGTATAACTTCTCATCCCAACCATCAGTTCTAACTAGATGATCGTCTCCCATAAAAGTAATGGTCTCGTACTTATCAGCATACTTAGTAGCCAGCAGGTTGAGCGTGCCATTCATCTTCAATCTTGGATTAACCTCTCTGATTACACTATCAATCTCTGGGTAGTTATCAGCATCATCGTCATCAAGACCAATCATAAAATCTGATATCTTACTTAATCTCTTCAGCTCGTGGAATGCGAACTCTGCCTTATCAGGTCTTCCTCTTGCTGGGATTATCACTAGGTTTGTGTTCATAAGTAATGCTCCGTTACGTCTCGATATTCTTTCTCGATATCTGAATAGCCTGGTATCTGACCTACCAGTGCTGGCTTGGCACAGTAAGCCTTGATGAATGGATGCTTTGATGCCAAAGCAATGTCAATAGGTTTAGGTTTGTATACAACAGAGAATGCGTCATCTAGGTAATGTGCATTGATTCCGTAGGCGTGAGCCGAGTAACTATCTTTCATCTTTACCAGCCCTTCCTTGTACTTTTCATACTCCAGATGCCAAGCTCCTAGGTAAAACATATCCCAATCTTCGGGTAGTTCCTTGTATAAATCAGCTAGTTTCGTATTGAAATCTTCTACGAATAAAGCATCATCTTCAAAGACAAACAATCTCTTTACGTTATCTTCTACTGCCTGCTTGATGACAGACTTGTGGCTTTCCTTGCAGGCCCAGGTAGGCGGTAACTTAGGCGGGTTGGCAGGTACCGCAGAGAACCTTTGATATTCAATGCCATACTTCTTAGCCTGCTTATCAAAGGACTCCATCCTATCTGGCCTAGAGTCAAGATTGATTACTACAATCCTGTCAAAGATATCGTTTAGCACTAATACTTCACCAACGGATTTGCTCGCCTAACCATCCTGCCTCTTGCATCTACGTTCTCAATCTGACAAGTTGCATAGTCAACAAACAAAGCAACGTGATGATCAGCGTTGGCATACATAGGACCAAAGCGATTCTTAACCGGTGAGACTCTTAGAGTTCCATCCATTGGCGAATAGCCAAGAGTTAGAATCAAAGAGGGTAGTTGTGAGACCTTGCCGTGAATTGCTCT